GCTCATGATGCATTGAATAAATTTAACAAAGGTCTCAATGGAAGACGACCAAGAAAAATCATGTTACTTGGTAATCACGAAGATAGGATAGATAGAACAGTAGATGAAATACCCGAACTTGAAGGCACAATTAGTACAGATGATTTTAAATTTAAACAATATGGTTGGGAAGTATATCCATACCAAGAACCTGTTGTGGTCGATGGTGTATATTATTGTCACAATTATCCTACTGGGGTTATGGGTAAGCCTATTAGTGGGGACAACATTGCTCGTTCTCTCTTACTAAAAAATAAAGTATCTTCTACTGTAGGACATATACATACATTTGATTATGCTATGTGTGCCTTACCATCAGGTAGAAAACTTATGGGATTATCTGCAGGATGTTACTTGCATCATAAAGAAAACTATGCTAAGTCTACTCAACAAATGTGGTGGACAGGTCTTGTAGTTAAACGTAATGTTCACAAAGGTGAGTATGATCTTGAGATGATAGAATACAACTCTATTAGGAGGAAGTATGGAAGACGATAATGTTAATTCACCATCACATTATAAGTATGGTAAAAAAGAAACTATTGATGTAATACAAGATTGTATGACCAATGATGAGTATCATGGGTACTTAAAGGGAAACGTTTTGAAATATGTTTCTAGGTATAAATTTAAAGGGGAACCTTTAGAAGATCTACAAAAAGCACAATGGTATTTAAACAGACTAATAAAGGAGGTTACATGTTAACACACGGACAAGTAATGGAAAAACTTGGTAGAATATTAGCTTTACAAGAAGTTATGATTCATATGCAAGATGAAGTTAATAATTTAAATAAACAATTAAAGGAGGATGAAGATGGGCGCAGTGAAGCAAGCGATGATTGAGGTTGAAGATATGGTTTGTAATTCTTTAAACTTAGGAAGAACACTTAATCAAACTATAAGAGATTTAAGAACAGAGTTTAATAAAAAGGGTAGAGATAATCCCTATCTATTAGATGAAAATCTTATTGAAGATAAATACTATCAATTTAGAGGAGCAGAATGAGCACAAGAAAAAACTTAGTAAAAGCATTGGCTAGAAAATACGAAGCTGCAATAGCAGAAGCCACAGCAACAGCCGAAATATACTTTGATAATTCTGTAGCTATTGGGGAACATCCCCAACATATACAGGAGTTAGATAAGTTATTAACTAAAATATCAAATGCACAAGAAAATTTAGATACACTTAAAAAGCATTTTGATTATGATGATATACCATTTTAATATAGGAGGATAGATGGAGAAAGAAAAAAAGAAAGAACAACAACCAAACCCTAGAACTTATACTATAAGTTCTGAACAACTTATGGATATTATGAGATACTTAATGTCTAGACCATATGCTGAAGTAGTAAAACTTATGAATAGTTTATCTACTTTAACACCACAATCTAGTGAGGGAAATAGTAATGACGGAAAAAAATAATTTAGATAAATACACTGGAATATTATTTGAATTAAAAATAGGTTTAAATAAAGAGAATGCTATAGTCATTGACTATGGTGGTAAACCTGTAGGTAAAATTCGAGAAGCACTAAAAGGATATCCATATCATGGTAACTTATGTGCTGCCGTTATTAATCATGCTAATGCTGTGGGGAAAAAATTACAAGATGACATTAAACAACTTATACAAAAAGTTTAGATATTACTTTTGGCATAACAAAGTTATGGATAAACTAGAAGGATATGCAAGTTCGTTGAGTACTTGGTTTTGGCAGAAACGATGGGGTGATAGAAGCCTTTATCGTTACGACCAAAAAAAAAGACCTCCTGACTAATAATCAGGAAGTCTTGTGTTGCCTGCGGGGGAGTCTATATGGCTCCCCTTTTTATTTTAGGCTATCCATTTGTTCTAATATTGGTTTTCTTTTTGGCATTAAAAAATTTTCAGTTTGAAGTATTGGCTGTATTCTATTTTTATAGACATTGCCTAATAAATTTGTGTAGTTAGGATTCTGTGCATATGGACTATCACCCATACTTTGAAACATATTTTCTACTGTATCCATAGATTCTACTACATTTTTGTATCTCTCATCATTTGCCATTAATTGTAAAAATGCTCTAATGCTAGCTTTACTATCATCAAAAGATCTCAGCTTAGCTCCACCTGTAGTTGTCATAGATTGTTGATCACCAGTTGCATGCATACCAAAAAAGTTATTAGCATTCTTTGCAGTAGGTGCACCTTTAAATTGAAAATTGCCTGTTTCTGCAGCAGCAACTGTAGCTACAAACGAACTAGGTATTTTACTTTCAATAGATTCTTCAGGATATTCTTTACGAACTTCCTCTATTGCTTTTATAAAATCTTTTGTTTGATTTATTTCTGCCATTGCTATACTACAAATAAATATACTAACAATTCCAAGCACGAAGTGCTTTATTAATTCTTGAATTAGGGTCATTAGCTGTTTTTGAAGATGTTAATTTTTTCTTCATTCCTTTCATACGTGCACAAAAACTGGCACGTCTTTTGTTACCGACTTTTTTGCTAGGTGCTTTTAAATTACCACCAGTAGATTTATTATAACTAGCTCTACCCTTAGCATTTAAACCACCTGAGGGATTCTTACCTTCTTTACGTTGCCATGCAGGTGTCTTAGCCATTACTTCTTTTTACCTTTTCTTAACATAGCAAAATCTTTTTTAGTAAGTTTGCCATCTTTATTTATATCTAATTTTTTTCTTTTTCCTACTACTTTCTTATTTTTCTTATTCATCATTTTGTACATTAGCTGTAACTCCTATATTGTTTTACCTTCTTTGCAATCCCTTTTGGTTGCTTCACAAATTGTTTGCCCCTTTTTGTTCCTTTTTTCTTTGCTCTTGTCGTTGCCGCATACTCCGCAGATGAGAGAGCTTTGATTGCTTTCTCGGGCAAATATCGTTCTCCCGTAACTGAAGACTTTTTCCCTGATTTCGTTCTCCATTTCTGTTTCCCCCATGCTTTTAAACTTCGTTGACTTTTTGCTAGTGCCATAATTACTTGTAACCTCCACCAGCTTTCTTATAAGCCTTAGCTAATGCTTGTGCTTTTCTTGCAGACCATTTACCAGCACCTGTTCCATGAGATGCTTGTGCTTTAATCCTATTAAAGATTGTCTTTCTCATTCCAGGTTTTGTGTAATTACCTGCTTTATTTACTGTGCTTTTCTTTGCCATTATCTATCTCCTTATATTCATAATCATAACTTCCTTCTTGATTTTCATCTGTTATCCATTTAGAAGTATCTTCTACAGACCATATTCTAGTATTAACTAGTCTATGTATAAGGGGTTTCGATGGATCTGCTGCCATTGATGGATCAAAGATTCTTAATCTATTGTTGGGTTGTATTGCATAGTTACCATCGTCTAATTCTATTACGTGTCCACATTTATGTTGATCAGGTTTTTCTGCATAACCAAAATCTAATTCATTATAATCACCAGCACACCAATCAATTGTAAATAAGTATGTACCTTCTCTTTGTTTTTTTCTTCTAGATGTATATATCATTTTACATCCATCCATTTGATAAAATTTAGTAACACTTACATTATAACTAAATGAATCCCATAACATTAATTCGTTTAAAGGTAATTCTTTTACATTTGGTTTTTTACAAAATGCAGATATAGGTGCTCTCCACCATATACCACCATCTGTCATCATGTAATGAAACAAAGGTACTTGTTTAGGTATTGAAGTAAATCCAAATATAACACACTCAAAGTATTTATCATGAGAATCTTTTTGATCTCGTAGATAATTACCTCTTACGAAGCATTCTATTGGGGGTATGTTTGCGTTTAAATACATAATTTTATGGTCTCAAAGTGTATAGGATCATCCAAACAATGAACAATCCAGCTATAATAGTATTCCAAGGTATAGTAACTTCCATTAGTTACTTATCCCGATTAACCAAAGCATAAGAAATATATAACAAATAGGTTCCATTATTCTAATATCAATGCTTTTATAGAGAAAGATCCATCTATATTTTTTTCTAGTTCTGCTTTAGATTTAATACATTTATATTCTATATTTTTTTTTGGAACTCTTGTTGCCTCTCGTTTATGTTTTAAACAAATTGACATTGAGGACTTCCCTGTTTTTGGATCAATTTGAATTCTGTGCTCCTTAATATCAGGGCCTACAAACATTAAAAGGGCTACAATTTCTGCTATCATAATACTTTACCTTTGTTTGGCCCATATTTAATTCGATACTTGTGTGTGCCTGTACCATTAATCTCTACTTCTTGCTTTAAATCTTTTTGTAGACGTTTATTTATATTAGTTTTTTTAATTCTAGCAATATATTCAAATAATTTTTTAGTGACTCTTTCCATTTTCTCTTACCTTATCTTTTAAACGTTCAATATCAGCTAGTGCTTTATCTAATTGTTCTCTTAAAAATTCTATATTAACTTTGTTAGTCATATTCATCTCTTGAGTTTGTTCCATTTTTTCTACAGTTTTATAAAGATCTTCTATTAAAAAATGTTGTTCTTGATCCGTTGGGACCTGCTCACTTTTTTTAAGCAAATCATTTTCAAATAACTCACGTGAAGTTTCTAATGATACTAACCTAGCTGTAAGTTCTGTGTATGCAAATACACCCATTGCAACAAGCACAATCAAACTAGCAACCGTTTTCATCGGCATCTGTACAGAAGCTGACTCAGAAATTTTAAGTGACATTAGTTTGCTAGTGGGTTCTTATTACTTGCTTTTAATTCTTGTATTTCTAATTCTAATACTTGTACAGTTTTTTCTAATACAGCTATGTCTTGTTTATTATCACCTATAACTTGCATCATAGGGTCAGGATTAAATGCTTCTAAACTATCTAGCTTAGACATTACTTCACCATACTTAATAAACCCTGCACCTATAGCCCCCAATACTCCTATGAGTGCTGCTACACCTGCAAGTTGTTCTTTTATTTTAACCATTTTTTAGTACCTCTATTTCCCTTAATAGTTTTTCTTTTTTAGTTTTGATATTATTAATAATATTTTGTTGAATAAATATTGGATCACTTTGTTGGTATTCACCCAAAGTCTTAGTATATAATAGTCTATCATCAAATATATTTAGTTGTTCTTCGTAAATTTTTTTATCTTTATAAAATGGTATATTATAAGTTAATAATATAGAGTTATCTATCATTGCATTTATTTTTACAAAATTTTTTGCTTGCAAATTTTTATCTATATCTTTAATATTCTCATCAATTTTATCTAAAGTTTTAACAAGAGCTGAATGGACTTTAGCCTGTCGTACTTCTTTTTCTTGTTTGGTATTACTTGTTGTTTTAGATTCTGCAGTTTGTGTAGGCTCTTCGCTACTGGATTTTTCTTTAAGTTCTTCTGGTCCTTCTTCTTGCTTTTCATCTTCTACAACTTCCATTGATTCTTCTACTACAGGTTTTTCTTCTTTCTCTTCTACCATTTCCATTGGCATATCTTCAATAAATTCTTCC